CGGTCTGAACCGTGACCTTTATGCAAAAAGCGTGTATAATCGCATAAATGAACGATAAGGAGTATATTTTTTAATGAGTCCAGAACATAAAATTCAGAACGAAATTCAAATTGCATTGTCAGAAAACGGATGCAGGGTGTTCCGAGCGAACGTCGGCAAAGTCCGGCTTGAAGATGGAAGATGGTTTGATACGGGTTTGCCGAAGGGCCATCCTGATCTGTACGGATTTAGGATTACCGATGGAAAAATATTCTATATCGAAGTCAAGACGGCGACAGGCAGACCGAGACCGGAGCAAATCACTTTCCACAAAATGCTAACTCGATATAGAATCATCCACGGCATCGCACGATCTGCAAACGATGCGGTCAAAATTGTTAAGAAAGGGTTGGTAGGATATGGATTCTAAGGATAAAGCAGGCTGTCTGGTAACAGCGTTGTTGTTGTTATGGTTTGCAGCAATGTGGATATTGTGTAAAGTGCTGATTGGATAGTGAAAGGAGGAGATGTCGTGAAGTGGTACTTAGTGAAAATCAAAAAGGACAGTGTGCTGACGAACGTGATCGTCCAGGCAGACAGTCCCGAAGAAGCTGAACGAAAAGTTAAGGAGGAAGAAGAATGAAAAAGCGAAAAAACCAACAGGACGTTGAAAATATCCTGAGCATTATCGTTAGCAAGATTTTTATAAGGCTTATGGAGGGAGAAACATTTGGCGAGATTGCCGGTGCCGGTTACATTTATGACAATATGATAAATGTGCTTTGTGGCATTTACAAGTTGACGTTTGAAGAAACCAAAGAAGTCATGGAGCGGTGGGAATTTGACAGTGCGTTCGGCGATTGAAAGGAGAGGTTTGGCAATGCATATGACAAAAGGCTTCATGATTGTCGATGAAATCATGAGTGATATTGAAAATGAAGTGAAAATGCATATCGTGCAGGGGTTCGAGATTGACGATGTTGTGGACAGCGAACTCAAATACGCTGACATGATATTTGTACTATGCAGTATCTACGATCTGTCGACAGCACAGTCTGAAACGATTTTCGAACGCTATGGATATGACGTACTGAAGAAAAAATACGAATTTAATTAACTGAAAAGAGGTAGTTGTTTTTGATAAAGGAATCAGTCATGGTGGAATTACGCTTTCAGCTAGTCGTGACTGACGCATTCAAAAGGAGTGATATTACTTGGAAGATATCTTCAAGTCAAATAAAGCATATCTTTTTCAATATCGCAAGAAGATGGAAAAAATTCAGCGGTTGGAAGACAAACTGGCGCAGATTGACAGTGATCTTATCGTGCTCAAGTCCCCGGCCATGAGCAGCGAACCTAAATCATCAGTAAAAATAACGCTGACCGACAAGCTTATTCAAAGGGAAGAGCTGGAAGATAAAATCAACACGCTACTCAAGTATGCACGTCAGGACAGGACAGATATTACACGATGCATTGACGCTCTCGACAATCAGAAACAGGCGCTGGTATTGGACCGATACTTCATCGGCTTGCAGTCTCTGGAAGAAATAGCGGCTGATGTCAGCTATAGCTGCAGCTATGTTACCAAGCTTTACATTCAGGGCGTGCAGTCAATCAGTGTAGTTTGAGTGCAGTTGGAGTGTAGTTGAAGTGTAGTAAGAGTGTAGTTGGAGTGTATACAAAGTAACCGTGCATACATGATATTATGATAACGTCGAAAAAGGCAAGAGATTAACACCCCCCCTGGGGTTGCCACGCCAAGGTGGTAAGCATCCCCCCTGGAGTGCAAGTTAATCCCTTGCCTTTTTATATACCACCAGTGGAGGTGACAGTATGGTCAGAGCTGACAGACAAGGACAACACAGGACAGCGTTTGAGAAGAACAAGAAGCGCTTGTTGATGACACAGAACACATGCGGAATTTGCGGTATGCCGATTGACAAATCACTAAAGCCGCCTGACCCGATGTCGCCGGTTGTTGATCACATTGTGCCGATTAGCAAAGGTGGTCATCCGTCAAGCATAGACAATCTGCAGCTGGCGCACTGGACGTGCAATCGGCAGAAGTCTGACAAGCTATATGCAGACGGGTTCAAGCACAAAGCTCAAGTGATTGGCAATCGCAATCTTCCTCAGTCAATCAACTGGTCGGCATACAGAGAGGGGGGATAACCCCCTACCCTCGCGTCACGCGGAGTTTCCCGCCGTCACTGTACATTTTTTCTCGCGCGACATGAAAGGAGTAGATAAAGTGAGTGAATTTAAGGGTATGGGGTACCTGAAACGCAAGCTGGCAACCGTCAGACCACGGGTTCTGATGAGATATAGGCAGTATGCATCTAAATATCATGATTCCCCCGTCGGACTGACTATCCCGCCTAGCGTGCGTGATCGGTATCGTGCGGTACTTGGGTGGAATGCGAAGGGTGTTGACGCTTTGGCAGACAGACTGGTATTTAGAGAATTTGCAAATGATGATTTTGGAGTAAATCAGATTTTTAAGCAGAACAATCCCGATGTGTTTTTTGACAGCGCAGTTCTATCGGCATTGATTGGCAGCTGCTGTTTTGTCTACGTCTCTGCTGATTCTGATTCTGCTGATCCTGTGCGTCTGCAGGTCATTGAAGCGTCTAATGCCACGGGTGTCATTGACCCGATTACGGGTCTGCTAACGGAAGGATATGCCGTACTTCAGCGAGATACTGATACAGAGGCACCGCTTCTGGAAGCGTATTTCACGCCTGCTGAAACATGGTATTACCCTAAAGGCGGTTCGCCATATTCAATCGCCAATCCCGCTGGTATGCCGCTGCTTGTTCCGGTCATTCACAGGCCCGACGCTGTCAGACCGTTTGGTCGGTCAAGAATCACCAGATCAGGTATGTATTATCAGCGTTACGCCAAACGCACGCTTGAGCGAGCCGACGTCACGGCCGAATTTTATTCGTATCCGCAGAAATACATTCTTGGCATGGATCCTGATGCCGAACCGATGGATGCGTGGAGAGCAACGGTTTCATCTCTTTTGAGGATTGACAAGGATGATGATGGCGACCGTCCTACTGTCGGCCAGTTCACGACCGCAAGCATGGCTCCGTTTACTGAGCAGCTGAAAACCGCAGCTGCCGGTTTTGCCGGAGAAATGGGATTGACGCTCGATGATTTGGGCTTTGCGTCTGATAATCCTTCTTCAGTTGAGGCAATCAAGGCCAGTCATGAGAATCTGAGATTGGCTGGACGTAAGGCGCAGCGGTCACTGGGCAGTGGCCTGTTGAATTGCGCATATACGGCGGTGTGTCTTCAGGACCAGTTCCACTATGCACGCAGCCGTTTTGTTGATACTGAGGTTAAGTGGGAACCGTTATTCGAGGCCGATGCTAATACGCTGACGCTGATTGGCGATGGCGTAATCAAACTCAACCAGGCGATTCCGGGATTTGTGACGGGCGAGACCATCAGGGATTTGACCGGCATTCACGGCGCAGAAAAAACCAAACCGCAGATCACTACACAGTCAGAGGTGGTAAGCGATGACTGATGATGTTTTGCCGGAGTTGCTGAAACTGGTCTGTGACGAATTTGAAAAGTCATATGCTGCTAACGGGATTGTCAAACAGGTGCAGAAGAAGCTTGAGGATAAGTCAGCTACATATGCTGACGCTTACGAGTACGCATATGAGGTCGGCTGCATGCTCTCTGACGCCCTGACAAAACATGTAACAAACGAATTATTGCCTAACGGTACAATGTACTACAATATTGCTCAACGGCTGTTACAGAAAACGCTGGGTACCAATTATAAACTGGTGTCCGAACTGGCGGTTGGTGTGCAGAAAGTTCTCAATAGAAAGGCGGGCCTGACCCTAGCCGCACTGAAACCGGACATTGATCAGGATAAGGTTGACGGCTTGATTGAGCGCCTGTCCAAAGGTGATTTTGAAAATGACAAGTTCGTCATGGGCAGTCCGATTGCTAATTTCACGCAATCCGTTGTTGATGACACAATTGCTAAAAACGTTGAATTCCACGCCAGCGCAGGTCTGCATCCGAAAATCGTCAGAAGATATGCTGGCAATGGCTGCAAGTGGTGTGCAAATCTGGCGGGGACGTACGATTATCCAGTTAAACAGGAGATCTATCGCCGTCATGATAACTGCCGCTGCATTGTTGAATATTTTTCGGAGGACGGAAGAGGCGTGCAGAATGCACACACTAAGGGGTGGAGAAACGAATCGAAAGTCGAACGTGAAAGGATTCGTAAATCAAAAGGCGATAATGGCTTTAGAAGGAAAGACAGCATTCAGACTGCAGCCGAAGCGGAGGCAAGGGCATTGGGATATAATCCGATTCCGACATCGAGAGCTGTTGAGCATTTAAGGAAAGGGGCAAGAATATGGCAAAAAGACTTGGAAGATGAAGAGATAAGGTCGATTAATAAATATACGTATAATGGCACAGATGATGATGGCAAGAAATTGTTTTTCAAAATCAATGAATTTTTGGAAGGTCGTTATTTCCCAAGAGATGAAAGAGAAAAGGAAATCATTTTGAGAAACGCAGACAATATCAAGGCCGCCATATCGAAATTTAGATTGAAAGATGATATAATAGTATACAGAAATGATTTCTATCCTAGAGACTTAGTCGGTGTTTCCTACAAATTTACGAGTACGTCGGTCGCACCTGGGGCAGTAATAGGAAAGGTACCCAATGTGGCAATTATTGTTCCCAGTGGAAGTAATGGCGGTTACGTTGAGTTGATAGTTGATGAAGCATATAGAAAGCAGCGAGAGTTTGTTATAAATAGTGGCGCTGATTTAGAGTTAGTGAAAAAAGAGGCTGATTTGTATATTTATAAATTGAGGTGATATTTTTATGTTGAGTAAGGAATTGGCTCGAAAATATTATCTGGAGCGAATCTATGCAGAATCACGCAAGCCGGATTATACTGAAGAAGAACTGCGTCTTCAAAAAGAAAGAGCAAAAGAATTAGAAGAGTATGGAAAGAAAAGACGCAAGGAACGTGAGATGAGAGCAGCCAGGAAAAAATAGCTGACTTTCATTTGTAACGTGAGGTGCAAACATGGCTAAAGATGACTATGATGTGGTTGTCTTAATCGAAATGATATTTGGCGGTTAATTAAGTTAACCGCTATTTTTATACTCTTTTTTGCCCTGTCATATGGCGTTAAACTGGGCAATACGATTGAAAGGAAGAAGGCCATGGCTGAAAAACGACTAGGCAATCAGAATCCTACTCAATCGGTAATTCTACCATACACTGAATCCTTGTCGGATGAAGCAATCGCAATATACGAAAAAACCGGGCTGAAGAGCTACCCGTGGCAGAAAAATCTTGTCAAGTCAATCATGGCTGTTGATGATGATGGCTTATGGGTGCATCAGAAGTTCGGTTTTTCTATACCCCGCCGTAACGGTAAAACGGAAATCATCTATATTCTTGAACTGTGGGGCTTGCAGCACGGACTTAACATGCTGCATACGGCGCACAGGATCAGTACTTCTCATTCATCTTTTGAAAAGGTTAAGAAGTATCTTGAAAAGATGGGAATGAAGGACGGCGAAGATTTCAATTCAATCAGAGCCAAAGGCCAGGAACGCATTGAACTGTATGAGACGGGCGGAATTATCCAGTTTCGTACGAGGACATCCAACGGCGGACTGGGCGAAGGATTTGATTTTCTCGTTATCGACGAGGCGCAGGAGTATACGACCGAACAGGAATCGGCACTTAAGTACACGGTGACCGACAGCAACAATCCTATGACAGTCATGTGCGGGACACCGCCAACTCCTGTTTCTTCCGGGACTGTTTTTGTTAAATATCGCGAGGCATGTCTGTTCGGCCAGGCAAAATATTCCGGCTGGGCGGAGTGGTCGGTATCTGAGGAAAAGGAAATCGACGATATCGATGCATGGTACAACTCAAATCCGTCACTCGGTTTTCACTTGACCGAACGCAAAATCGAAGCCGAACTGGGTGAAGACAAGCTTGACCATAACATTCAGCGTTTAGGCTTTTGGCCATCGTACAATCAAAAATCTGCAATTGCAGCAACCGAATGGGATGCGCTAAAAGTTGACAGTTTGCCAGCCTTCCGAGGCAAACTTTTTGCCGGTGTCAAATATGGTCAAGACGGAGCAAACGCTGCGTTGAGTATTGCGGTACATACCGCAGACAAGCGAGTTTTTGTCGAAACCATCGACTGTCAGTCTGTTAGGAATGGCAATCAATGGATCGTTAATTTTTTGAAATCCGCTGATGTGGAACAAATTGTTATTGATGGGGCTAGTCGTCAGAAGATTCTGGCCGACGAACTCAAGGACTATCATGTCAAAAACGTAGTACTGCCGACTGTCAAGGAAATCATCATGGCCAATTCGATGTGGGAACAGGCGATTTATCAGAAAACGTTGTGCCATGCGGGGCAGGCTTCGCTCAGAAAGGTTGCGACAAACTGTGACAAGCGTAACATCGGGTCAAGCGGCGGTTTTGGTTATCGATCGCAGTTTGATGACATGGATATCAGTGTTATGGACAGCGCGCTGCTGGCGCACTGGGCTTGTGCAACCCTCAAGCCCCGTAAAAAGCAGAAAGTAAGCTACTAGCTTGCTGACATTACCGAACGCACGGGAAATGCGGAGAAAGGAGACAGTGATATGTCTGAATTTAAAACAATCGAAACGCAGGAAGAACTTGATCGTATCGTAAAAGATCGTTTGGCGCGTCAGAAGGAGAAGTACGCCGATTACGACAAGCTCAGGGAACGCGTTGAGGAACTTGAAACTGAAAATGCTGAGCTGCATTCGACGGTCGAATCATCCAAATCTGCAAAAGGCGAGTTTGACAAGCAAATCGCAGACCTGCAGGCCAAGATTTCCGGTTATGAAACGGAGAAAATGAAAACCCGCGTGGCTTTGCAGAGTGGTTTGCCACTTGAGTTTGCCAATCGGCTACGAGGTGATGATGAAGACAGCCTGAAGCGCGATGCAGAAACACTGGCTGGATACATGCAGCCTAAGTCGGCTGCCCCGTTGAAATCGACAGAACCGGCAGTTGATGATAAAGGCTGGGGCAACATGATTCACCAGCTCACAAACAAGTAAAGGAGATAGATAATATGGCTGATACACTTAACACCGGCACAACATTTTCGCCGGAACTCGTCACAGAACTCATGAACAAGGTCAAGGGCTATTCAACCCTTGCCAAGTTGAGCGCTCAGACGCCAATCCCGTTCAACGGGTCGCAGCAGTTTGTTTTTAACCTCGAAGGCAACGCTCAAATTGTCGGCGAAGGCGAAACAAAAAAGCCGGGAAAGGCAACGATTGAAGCAAAGGTAATCCGCCCGTTGAAGTTTGTTTACCAGGCTCGCATTACTGACGAGTTCAAATACTGCTCTGAGGTCAAGCAGGTAGACTACCTTCAGGCCTTTTCTGATGGATTTGCTAAAAAGATTGCGGTTGCCTTTGATTTGGCCGCAATTCATGGTCTGGAACCCAAATCGCTTACTGACGCATCATTCAAGGCGACTAATTCGATTGATGGGTTAGTAACCGCGGTTGAGTTTAATGCTAAAACACAGTTTGATGATCAGATTGATTCAATTGTTCAAACTGTTGTTGCCAACGATTACGATGTTACGGGTCTCGCACTTTCCCCTGCAGCTGGTCAAGCTTTGGCACAAATCAAGGTCAACGGTGTAGTGCAATATCCGGAATTCCGCTTTGGTCAAAATCCTAACGCCTTTTATGGCATGGCATCTGACGTCAACAAGACGCTTGCCACAAAAGGCGCTACGTCCGAAAACGACTACGTGATTGCAGGCGATTTTCAGAATGCGTTCAAGTGGGGCTACTCGGAAGAAATCCCGCTCGAGGTCATCGAGTACGGTGATCCTGATCAGACGGGCCGCGACCTCAAGGCAAACAACGAAGTGCTGCTTCGTGCCGAGTCGTTTATCGGTTGGGGCGTGCTTGACGCGAAGGCGTTTGCACGTATCAAAGCACCGGCAGAATAGTCACTATAGGTTAGTTTAGGGGGTGGTAGGGTGGCAAACTTCGCAACCATCGAAGATGTTGAAAAATTATGGCGTGTATTAAAGCCGACTGAACGTGAACGGGCGCAGAATCTGTTGGAAACAGTGTCCGATTCTTTGCGCGTCGAGGCGAACAAAGTCGGCAAGGATTTAGATGCAATGGTCGCCGAAAGCGTATCATATGCTAACGTTGCTAAATCGGTAACAGTCGATGTGGTCGCTAGAACACTTATGACTGCAACTGATCAGGAACCGATGACGCAGGTTACAGAAAGCGCGCTTGGATACTCGTATAGCGGGTCATTCCTGGTACCAGGCGGCGGCCTTTTTATCAAGGACAGCGAGCTTAAGCGACTGGGGCTTAAGCGTCAGAAATACGGGGTGATGAACTTATATGACGAGTAGACTGCACGGAATCACGGTTATACTTGTTGACGAAATGAACACAGGTGAAGATCCGTTTGGTCAACCAATTGTCGAAAAAGCCGAAATTCCGATTGAAAACGTGTTGGTTGCACCGGCATCGACGGATGATGTTACCGCAGAGCTGAGTTTGACCGGCAAGAAAATCGTATATGAGTTGGCGATCCCCAAGGGCGATATCCATGACTGGACTAATAAGACAGTCAAATTTTTTGACAAAAAGTGGAAGACGGTCGGAATTCCGCAAGAAGGCATTGAGGACCTGATACCGCTTGATTGGAATAAGAAAGTGATGGTGGAACGCTATGAGTGATTCTAAATTCGTTCTAAATCGCGCTGGAGTAGCGGAGCTGATGAAATCAGCAGAAATGCAAGCCGTTCTACGGGATAAGGCGACCGCAATCCGCAACCAGTGCGGAGATGGTTATGAACAGGACATTTATATTGGTAAAAATCGTGCGAATGCGATGGTCTCCGCCGAAACCATCAAAGCCAAGCGCAGCAATGCGAAGCATAATACGATTCTGAAGGCGGTGAATGCTGCACATGATTGAACTGATTTTAAAGCAGTATCTGAATGGCGCGTTAGATGTCCCCGTTTTATTTGAGCATAAAGCAGGCACGGATGTTCCGTTTGTCATCATCGAAAAGACGGGTGGCAGTAGCGATAACCATTTGCAGAAAGCGACCATTGCTATCCAGTCATATGCCGCATCGTTGTATAATGCGGCTTTGCTAAACAATCAAGTTGTGCAGGCAATGAGCAAATTCGACGAAATAGAAAACATCACTGGCGCGCATCTAAATAGTAACTATAACTATACTGATACAGAAACAAAGAATTATCGCTATCAAGCGGTTTTTGATATTAATTATTTACAGGAGGTATAAACATGGCAAATCAACCTAAATATGTTACGTCTGCCAAGCCTAAAGTGGGCGGCAGTATCTATAGCGCACCAATCGGCACGGCACTGCCGACTGACGCAACCACCGCGCTTAATACGGCTTTTAAATGTCTCGGATATGTATCTGATGATGGTGTGCAGAACTCGGATGACCGCAAAACCACCGACATCAAGAGTTGGGGCGGTGACATCGTTAACTCGGTTCAAACCGAAAAAACAGATACGTTTAAATATACGCTGATTGAAGCATTGAATGTTGACGTTCTTAAAGAAATTTACGGTGATTCTAATGTAACAGGCAACCTCGATACGGGCATCACGGTCAAATCTAACTCAACAGAACTTGATGAACACGTAATCGTAATTGAAATGGTATTGCGTAACAACGTGCTCAAGCGCATTGTTCTCCCATCTGCCAAAGTTACGGACGTTGGCGAAATCAAGTATAAGGACGGCGATAACGTCGGTTACGAAACTACCGTTACCTGTTTCCCCGATGACAACTCAAATACGCATTACGAATACATTGTTAAGCCTAAAACGGCAGTTTCAAGAGGTGATCGTTAATGCTGAAGGGTAAAACTAAGACTGGGTTCCAATATGAATTTGATGAAAAAATCTTGAAGAATTATGAACTGGTCGAGTTGCTGGCAGAGGTTGACGATGATCCGCTTGTCTTGCCAAAAATCTTTAAGATGTTACTAGGTGATCGAGTTGAGGAACTTAAAAATCATGTCAGAGATGCAGACGGGGTTGTTGATATCGAGAAGATGCTGACCGAATTTCAAGACATTTTCTCAACTCAAGCCGAGTTAAAAAAATAGTTTTCCTTGCCGCCGCAATCAGCACCGATGAAGATGCTTTGACATGCGACCTGGCCGAAACGTATGGCATTTACAATTACAGACAGCTACCTGCATACCGGGTAGCTGTTTTTGCTTATGGGCTGAGGGATGATTCTAGAATAAAAATGGCAATGGCCGATGCAACGTTGCCGTTAAACACGTTGCTACAGGCTGGCATACTTGACAGGCTGAGCATTCTTATCTGGCAAAAAACGGAGGATGCGCAAACCGGCAAGAACAGGCCGATGAGCGTAGTAGATTTGCTGATGGGCAACACACAAGAATCTGAAACCGAAAATGTATCGTTTGCGAGCGGCAAGGAGTTTGAAGAAACACGCAACAGAATCCTGAAAGGAGTGGTAGACAATGGCGACTGAACTGGGCAAAGCGTATGTGCAAATCATACCATCTGCACGGGGCATCAGTGATGGGATTGCTAAAGCTGTTGTCCCGGAATCAGCAAAAGCTGGTCATACAGCCGGTGTTAGTTTAGGCTCCAAGTTGGCTAAAGCCGCTTCTGCAGCAATCGCCGCGGCGGGTATCGGAAAAGCCATCGCTGCGTCAATCAGCGAAGGTGGCAAACTGCAGCAATCGATTGGCGGTGTCGAAACGCTGTTCAAATCGTCTGCCGGCACGGTAAAAAAGTATGCACAAGAGGCATACCGCACAACGGGTGTGTCCGCTAATACGTACATGGAAAACGTAACCAGTTTTGCCGCATCCCTGGTGTCGTCGCTGGGCGGCAACACCAAAAAAGCCGCAAAACTGGCTAACACGGCAATGACAGATATGGGCGACAATGCCAATAAAATGGGCACCGATATGGACCTGATCACGCAGACATATCAATCGCTTGCGCGTGGTAACTATGCCATGCTTGATAATCTCAAGCTTGGTTATGGTGGTACTAAATCCGAAATGGAGCGATTGATGCGGGACGCTGAAAAGCTTACCGGTGAGCACTATACTGTTGGTGATTTTGCTGATACCGTCAAGGCGATTCATGCGGTCCAAGAACATCTGGGCATCACGGGCACAACTGCCAAAGAAGCGGCAACAACCCTTGAGGGTTCGTTCAATTCGATGAAAGCATCGTTTCAGGACGTTCTCGGTAATCTGTCAGATGGGGAACTTGACATCACGCCATCACTTAATGCGCTGGCGACAACCACGTCTAACTTCCTATTTAACAACTTCTTGCCGATGATTGGCAGAGTGTTTAAGAATCTGCCCGGCGCGATAGGCACGTTCATTCAGGCGGCCGCTCCCAACGTCAAAAAAGGTATTCAAGGACTGTTTTCAAATCTTGGCATTAAAATCGATTTTTCAAGCATTACGTCGAGTTTTTCAAAAATCACGTCGGCGATTCAACCGGTTGTCAATACGATTAAAAACAGTTTTTCACATTTGAATTTTAGCGGATTGCAGTCACTCGCCAATGCGATTCTGCCGGCGGTTTCGGCCGGTTTTTCTTCATTCGTTTCGGTCGCAGGTCCTGCTGTCAGCGGCGTGGTCAAATCATTTGCGTCATTGTGGAATGCGGCTCAACCGTTAGTCAGCGTTATTGCTGGTGCGCTTAAACCGGCATTCCAGGTTTTAGGCGCATTCTTGGGCGGTGTGTTCAAGGGTGTTTTGAGTACGATTAAATTTGCTTTTGACGCACTCAAGGTCGTTATCCAGGTCATCACGCCAATTATTCAAGTGATTGTTAATGTGTTCAAAGCATTTTCGCCAGTTATTACAATGTTGGCAAGTTTTATCGGGCAGTTAATCGGTCAGTTCGGTGGTCTGGGCGGTGCGGCTAAAACGATGAAGAACGTTGTCAGCACTGCGTGGAACGGAATCAAGGATGGTGTAAAGCTCGCTGGTGAAGGCGTCAAGGGTGTAGTCAACGGTTTGAAAATCGCATGGAACAGTTTGAAGTCTGCCGGTAATGCCTTGCGGAGTGCAGTATCAGGAGCATGGCATGGATTAGGCAGCGTTGTTTCCAGCGTATCCGGCGGTGTACGCGGAGCCGTCAGTGGCGCTAAGGCAGCATTTAGCGCATTCGGCCGTGGCGTCTCCAACGTGTCTGGCGGCGTCAAGGGTGTTTTGGGCGGTGTTAGGTCTGCATTTAACGGATTGCGGAACATCAATTTATGGCATGCCGGTGCAGCTATCATGAACGGTCTTCTGAGCGGTCTCAAATCAGCTTGGGGAAGCGTCAAGCATTTTGTAAGAGGTATTGCCAAGTGGATTAAGAAACATAAGGGCCCTATCAGCTATGATAAAAACCTGCTGATTCCGGACGGCAATGCAATCATGGCCGGGCTTAACGGGGGACTGGTAAACGGATTTGAAAACGTTAAGTCAACCGTGCTGGGCATGAGTGGTACGATTGCTGATACGCTGACTGCTAATCCGGTTGCTACATTAGCCATCTCCGGGAACGTTGAAACAGGTACTGCCCCGGTTGGTACTACGCCGGTTGTGATCAATTTGACGCTTGGCAACAGTGACTTTTCTGCTTTCGTTGACGATATCTCAAAAGCGCAAGGGACTAAAGCGCAGTTCCAACGCAACTACAAATTTTAGGGGGAGGGGTTAGATGAAATCTCAAGTGGCATTTAGCTATGGCGGTCAGTGCCTGGATAGTAATATAGATGGGTTCACCACGCTTTCGGTTGCTGGCAGAGGTGATTTTACCCGTGCAGTAACTGCTACGGATTTAGCTAGTGATGGTGCCAAATATCTGAGCTCGCGCCTGGAATCGAAAAAGCTGACGATTAATTTTTTTCTTAAATCTGTCAGCTTGACAGACTTGACGGCAAAGCTGGGAAAGCTTAAACGGATTCTTTCGGCTAAGAATACCACGGTTTCGTTTGCCGATGATCCGCTATATAAATATGTAGGTACAGTGACATCAGTTACGCTTGACGATACTACGCTACACCCGACAGGCTCGATCGAAGTGACGTTGAGCGACCTGTACTGCTATTCAATCGCACAGCAAAAAACAGGTACTGGCAAAACGGTTGCTTTTATTGATTACGATAGTGAGTTTCCTAACGTCCCTCTTTCGGTCGAGTTCACGCCTAGCTCAGCTATCTCTGTTTTCCAGATGACAAGCAATCAGAGCAAAAGGTTCCTGCTTAACCAGTCGGTTTCGGCCGGCAAGAAGGTAGTAGTTGATTTTGAAACACTGTCGTGTACTGTCAATGGTGCAAACGTATTGTCGAGCGTATCGCTTAACAGCAACTTTGCTGATTTTACGATCGATAAAAATACGGTGTTGACGTTTAATGCAGATGGTAGATATTTGGTCAGATTCGAGGTGAAGAAATTGTGATTTTGTATCAGTTGAATAAAAAACAAGACGTTATCGGCATAGTATCGTCAGATATTTTAAGCGCAACGTTCGAGGAACAAATCAATACGGCCGGCAATCTGAAGTTCACTACCGCAAAAAAACTGCGTGATGACTGTCTGTACGTACTGTTCCAACGGCCGAACGCGACAACGTATATGTGCTTTAAAATCTTGACCGAAACTCAAGAAGACAATCAGGTCAGCTATACCGCGGTCGAATCGGCATATGATGAACTGGGCGCATACTCGTATATCAAGGATTTGAGACCGCAAAATCGGACTGCTAAAGAAATGTTGACGCAGCTTCTTGCACAAACGCGGTATTCGGTCGGTTATGTTGCTGACACCGGCACGCAAACAACCAATTTCTACTACACGACCGTGTTGGCTAGTCTGCAGAGCGTGGTCAATCTGTTTAACCTCGAAATCACTTTTGACGTTGTCTTTGACCCGATTGACAATCAGGTCAAAAGGCGATTGGTTAACCTGTACACTCAAATGGGATCCAGAACCGGACGGCGGTACGAGTACGGCGATAAGCTGCTCAGCGTAACATGCGAACAGTCCAGTGACACTTTGGTAACTGCACTGGTAGGACGTGGGTCCAGTGTGCAGGTCAGCGAAGGTACTGATGGAAGTCCTGATGGATATAGTCGTAAGATCACGTTTGCTGATGTTGTTTGGAAAAAATCAGCGGGCAATCCGCTTGACAAACCGGCAGGGCAAGAATATCTTGAGGACCCGTCCGCAACGGCCGTATATGGTTTTTCTGACGGTAAACCGCGAATCGGCTTTGTCGAATTTGACAAAATCAATGATAAAAATTTATTGATAAAGGCAACGTATGACAAGCTGCAAGAACTCAAACGGCCTAAAGTGTCGTTTAAAGCGTCAGTTACTGATGTTGGCAATCTGTCACTGGGGGATACAGTGGCGATTATCCGCCATGATTTAAAAATTGAGTATTCCACGCGCGTTTACAAGGTTACGCATGACCTGCTCAACCGCCAGAACAACACAGTTGAACTGGGGGATGATTTTCAAGCCGCCAGCATAACGTCAACGATCAGCGCAGTGCAAGATACCGTGCAATCAGCTAAAGAATATTCACAGTCTGCCCTACAGTCGGCAAATGGCAAGAATACCAACTTCTATGGTGCTAATCAACCACTGTATGCTGTTGAAGGCGATTTGTGGTACAAAGACCTTGGCAACAGTGAAACCGAGATGTATCAGTACAAAAAAGGAAACTGGGAGCTGATCACATCAACCGCCGAACTGCATAACACGCAGAAGGAAGTTGACCAGGCCATCAAAGATTTCAATGCACAGTTCAAGGAAATCGATGATAAGTACGTTCCTAACGAGACTTACCAGACTGAGAAGCAGGCATTTTCCACGGCCGTGACTAAAGCCTCGGAAACGGCTCAAGCGGCAAAGGCAACTGCGGATACTGCTTCGGCAAATGCAACGGAAGCAAATAACAGCGCAAGTGAAGCGCGCGCTAAAGTTGATGACGTTGCTAAAACCGTGACAAAAAACGGCAAAGCAATTGGAGAAGTCAAGTCAGATGTCAGCGGCGTAAAAGCTACCTATGCTACCCTTGATGGCAAGGTTACGTCAATGTCGGCTAGAGCGGGTGCAGTTGAAGCAGCATTGAGTGATGGAAGGGGCGGGTTGATCAGCGTTAAAGCTGAAAATAATCGTATTGAATCCCTCGTTGATTCTAAAGTCAACGGTAGTGAGTACAACACGTTTAAGCGACAAACGTCAACCGAACTCAGTCAAAAAGCCAACAAAACTGATTTGAACGGATATGTAACGGGGACACAATTTAAACAGACGGCAGATAAAGTTGACACGCTTGCAAGTGATGTCAAGTCTGTAAAAACAAAAGCTGATAATGTCGAAACGACTATGAATTCGACAAGCTTCGCAAACAGCGTGGTTAAGGCAAGCGGCATCGACACGAAAGTAGCCGGGTATGATACTACTATCAGGAAGCTGATTGGCAAGGATGGGGCAACTGGCGATTTGAACACGCTGGTATCTGCCTACAGCAACGAAACCAGTCAAACAAAAAAGCAAACAACTAATTTGATTAGTGCACTTGACTACAACACATCGACTGGATCTTTCGGTAGCGGATTTGCCAAAAAAGTTGCTGATGCATACGGCACGACCGAATCGTACAAGGCGCTTAATGGCAAAATCGACGGTCTGCAAATTGGCGGGACGAATTTGCTGGACAATAGCTCAATGGAAAGCGCGGCGATAGGGCACAACTCGTATGACGCTATGAGTTTCCAAAACGGCTGGACAGTCTTCACGCAGAAAACAGCAAAACAAAACCGCAACAACTGGTACATCGATATGCCCAAGGGCCAACCGGAAGCGGGAATCTATACAGTTAGTATCGATGTTAAGTTGCTCAACTGCTCTTCTAGATTGCCCACGGCTGAGCTGCTAATTCGTAGAAAAAGCGATTGGTTCTCTTACGGGACGAGTGGAGAGTGCACGCTTAAAGTAGGACAGGCTGTCCGCTTGTCTGCCATCGCCACATCTCCGGTACAGCCGACCAATGACTCGGCGGCTACCGTTCTGCAGCTATGCACTACAAGCTCTTTTGTTGGTCAAATCGCTATCCGCCACGTAAAACTCGAAAAAGGCACTAAAGCTACTGACTGGTGTATGTCGGATGGGGACATTAACAAGCGCATACAGGACCAGGCCGATGCACTGACTGCATATCAGGCAGAAGTAAAGCGTACTTATGCTTTATCATCATCTGTGTATACCAAAACGGAAACGCAGACTAGAGAGAATGTGCTTAAGAACTCGACAATCGATAGCTTGAAGGCTACTGACGACTGGAAAAAATTAATTAAGATTAATCAGAACTCAAACTGGTTACAGGATGCAACGGGTTTTCAGCAACAGGTCTGGAAGTACAATCTGGATTCAAGCGGTCAACTCATCGGCAAAAAGAGTTTTGAGGATTCAGCAGTCGGAAATTGGCGCTGTGCTGATTTAAAAACGCCGGCAACCCTCCAGAAAGGTGGGCCGGTTAACGGATTCTATAACTGGGTGTACTCCTCGACAGGCAGTGACCTATACTATGGAATCTCATGGATACCTGTCAAACCGGGCACTAAATTCTATGTTGAGGCACTGTGCCCTAACATGAAGAGTGTATATAACGGGCTGAACATTATAGTTGCTGCGTATTTGCGCTATGAACAAGGCGGGAAAACGCACTGGGCGATGGGACCAAGTGCCACTATCACTCCAGACCACTGGGGATGGGTAAAGGGCGTTGTAACGGTGCCGGATAATGTCACGCGAGTTCTGCCATGCATAGCAACTAAGGATACGACTGGCAAAGGTGGCGCAAGTTATGTAGCGTATGCAAGTTTTGTGAAGCTTGATGATTACACTCAGTCAAACATGACGTCAATCAAACAGTCATCAGATGGAATTGGTTTAAAAGTTGCCCAACTCGTCGGGGGTTCTGACATATCGAAAATCGACATGACTAGTGCGGCAGTCAAAATTGATTCAAAGCATATCTTGCTGAACGGCGATGTTGCGATTGACGGGACGACTTTTGCGAAGAAGATAAAAGCAACTGGTATTACGGCCGACATGATGCTGGCTGGCACTATCGATGCGGCTAAAATCAATGTCATCAACATTGATGCGTCTAAGATTACCACCGGCACGCTGACTGCCGTTGAAATGCATCAGAAAGACTGGCTTGCAGACACTTGGATTAATGGCGAAGGCATACACAACCAAATGGGAGACTACAACGTATGGATTAAGCGAGGGAAGCTAGCAGCGTTTGATTCGAGGGGACAAGGCATGTACATGGAGTCGGGACGGCTAACGTTAGCTAGTTGTGCATACTGGCAAACCAATTTGAAAGACGAAAAAATAGATTATGGTGTCATCAAGTGTGATGATAACATCTTCGGCAGAAAAGGAATAGGTGTCATTGGCAAAGGAGGGTTTAACGCCAGGACCGATAATTGTGATTTATCCTATTTAAACGGTTCTATTTTCACTAGTTTTTCTGGAGCGGGAATTATTGGAGACGATGCAGGTAGAATGATGCTAGGAGGGGATAAAGCCATTTTTATAATGGCTGGCCAAATATATGAAAATGAAAGCATATTAGGAATGCAAGACAGACCATATATTCGAATCGGTGGCCGAGCAAGTAACTCCCAAGCTTGGGCTGAAGGAGACGACGGCTCTTCTATCGTAATAAACGCTTGGGATATCGTGCTCCGAGCTTGCGGCAAAACAAATCGTAACATCATCATGAATAAGCTGACATACAATGGTGAACATACCATCAATTTAAATGACGATACGAACGACCTGTGGTGGGGTCCTAAGATGCACGCCCCGTCTTTTGTCAACACGTCGGCTTTATCTAAAAAAATGAATATCAAAAAACTTGACGTTCAAACCGCTATCAACGCTATAAAAAATACTGATATTTATGACTATCAATTTAAGGAGTTTGGAGAGACCAGCAAACACTATGCCAGTCTCATCATTGATGACGTTAATGATAAACCGCAGTACAAAGCGGCAGGAGCGTTTGTCGATGGTTTGGGACGTGATGACGGAACGCAACTGGGGTATCTGACGGTTGTTGTTCAGAGTTTATTAAAGGAAATTGATATATTGAAAGAAAGGATTGATAAGTAGTGGATCATACTCAAAACGTAATTCAGCAGTTGGCGATTGAAATCGCAAACGATAAAGTAACTATTGCAGAGCTTAAAGCACAAATTGAAGAACTGAAAGCAAAGGAAAAGGAAAGTGAGCAAAATGAAATTGACTAACATCCAATATAATTTTAACGAAGACGGAACAACGCAAAGCATCAACGTTTCGATGAGATTCGACGCGTCGTCTAACTATGTATCAGCAAGCATTGAGTTGTCGGTATCGGATTTGACAGACGGTAAAACGCTTGACGATTTGACACGTAAGCAAATCAGCGATCTTGCGCACGCAAAACTGGTCAAAATTGTAGGCTAACATAAATGTGCGGGAGGGTGGGTAGGATAAAAAAGGAGTGATTAAATGTTGCATATAGAATATTTTAAACATTTGTCGGCACTGATTGATAACCCCGTGTTCTTTGCGTTTTTCCTAGCGGTTCTAATTGACGTCATGACGGGGTTCGTCAAATCACTGGTCAACAAAAAGACAACGTCCAGTAAAGGGATCGGCGGACTTATCAAGCACTCGACTTTGTTGTTGATCGTATGTATGCTATATCCGTTTTGCGATATATATGGAGCAAGCGGTATGGCAGACACGCTTTTGATTTTCTACATCCTGTTTTATGCGATTTCCATCACGGAAAATTTGGGCCAAATGGGAATCCCGATTCCATCTTGGCTTAAAAAATACATTTATAAGTTATCCGATGACTATCGAGGTGATGACGATGAGAAGTAAAATCATGTTGAGCTTTGCCGTATGCGCAGGGCTTTTTTTATGCGGTCAGAATGCGCAGGCAAATCGATTAGGCCAGGACGTATCTAGCTATCAATTGAGTGATTTCGATTACATGCTACAACGTAAACAACTAGGGTCTGAATTTACCATTGTCAAGCTAGGCGGTTCCGGCGGCTTTGAAGGAGAACATTATCAAAATCCAAAAGCTTCGGCACAGCTAGCCAATGCGTCAAAAAGCGGACAGGACGTTGCAGGCTACTTCTGGGGACAGTTTGGATCAGATAGATTGATGGCGCAAAAGATGGCCGGCTATGCAGTAGCGGATGCGCACAGGACAGGGTTAAAACAGGGCGCTGCTATTGCGTTGGATTACGAGCAGGGCGCATCGATGTCAAGCACAGCCAATACCGATGCAATCATTGAATTTATGTCAGCCATTAAAGGCGCGGGGTATAAACCGTTACTATATAGCGGTGCTTATTATATGAAAAGATATGTAGATATTGAGCGCATCGGCAAGCAGTTTGGAACGTGCCTGTGGGTTGCTAGCTATAAGACAACCGGGTTACAGTTAGTTCCGGATTTTGCTTATTTCCCGTCAATGAACTATGTAGCGATGTGGCAATTTGCGGATAACTGGCATGGTACTGATGGAAACGTGGAACTTGTTTCTGTTGTTAAAGGAGATGTTAAAAATAACGTGACGGTTAAGCCGACTGTTACTGTTTCTGGGAGTTACTATACTATTCGGCCTGGAGATTCGTGGTGGTCAATCGCAAATCGTTTTGGCATGGACATGTATCAGTTGGCACAGCTTAATGATATGTCGATCAACAACGTTATTCATCCGGGTCAAAAAATTAAAGTTAAGGGCACGATCAAAAACGGTGCAAAACCAATTAAAAATAACAATACTAGCTCTTATCTTGTTAAGCCTGGCGATTCGTGGTGGAGCATCGCGGCTAAGCATGGACTGTCTATGTATGCGTTGGCGCAGCGCAACGGCAAGACTATCTATACTGTTATCCACCCGGGCGACCGTCTGACCATCAGCGGACGAACTGCCACTGCCACATGTGCCTACACAGTTAAACGCGGAGACACGCTGAGCGCCATCGCATGCAGACTGGGTGTATCGGTCGGTTATCTGGCGCGTAAAAATAGTATCATCAACCCTAACAGAATTTATTTAGGTGATAATTTAACATACTAAAAATTAAATATATTGAATTTCGCAACAAGTAAATTTAATAAATTAATGATATTTTTTATAAAATTGTCAAAAAGGGCTTGTAATTTTGTATAGCATACGGTTAAGATTTTATCAGGGGAGGTGTATTTTATGGAAATAGTTAGTCAAAGCCCTATTGCCGTTGCTAATTTTGTAATTGACATTGCAAATAAAGAAAAAAAGTCTATTACCAATCTTAAGTTGCAAAAAGTAATGTTTTTCCTGCAAGGATATTGTTTGAAATATTACGGAGGGCCTATAATTGACGGTAATTTTTCGAAATGGAAATACGGTCCAGTAGAAAAGGTAGTATACGATAGCTTAAAGAATTTAGGCTCAGCTCCCATTGAAGATAAAATAGCATATTATAGTATTTTGAAGGATAAGATTGTAGTGGATGAAATCAATCCTGATGATTTTGATGATGATGCACTTCGAGAAATTAAAAAGTTCATCGATCATTTACTTGATATGCAGGTATGGCGTTTAGTCGAATTAACTCATGAGCATCACAGTTGGGACATGTACAAGAGTGATATTTATACTCATTCGGCTGACGATTATTCTTTGGATGAAATACGAAGTTGTTATGAATATAACCAAAAGGAATTGATAACCAGTTGAAAGAGGATAAGAAAAGCTTAACAGATGCTGCCATTGATAAAATTATCTATCATGTTAGTGGTGAAATTGATATACAAGAGTTATTATGTTTTTTCGAAAAATTTAGTAGATTTGGAAAAGAATGCAGAGACTATCCTGAGATAAGCAATAAAATATATAATATGGATTATTTAAGATTTGAATCGTTGAAAATATTTTTTGGAGTATCTGAGAACAATCACGATAATGTATTTGAAAATATGATTCAGTCTTTTGATTGGATTGATGATTCTAAGAGAATTGATAACCTTGTGCGTTTTGAACGTCACGTAAGGTTGAGTTGTCAGCAAAGGGATTATATGGATAAAGTTGCAAGTGGGGCTAGAAAAGAAGCCGCAATCGCTAAGAAAGAATCTAACGAAGCAAGTGATAGAATTAAAAAAGTTTATTCTGAGTTCGTTGGTATTCTTGGGGTCTTTACAGCCTTGTCATTTGCATTGATGGGATCTGTCCAGGTTTTTGGAAACCTTTTGAGCAATGTAAGCAATCCTAATATAAGGACAATAGGTTATGTACTGGTTGTAGCAGGAGCGTACCTTCTTTTGATTTACTTAGTGGTATCGATGCTTTTTATAGGTATGAAAAAAGTTTTTGAAGGCAATAGTAAATATGATTTGAACGACACTTTCACTCGTGTTGTCATTTCAGTATCAGCTATATTAATAATTTCTGGCTTTTGGATGGTTGTGCTTTAACTTTGGCTACTAAAGTTAATATGTATTAATTATTCACCCTCACTTTTG